GGTTACACTGGCAGCTTTACGAATGTTATTCAATACATCACCATTGCCAGCACAGGAAACGCCGCTGACTTTGGCGACAGCACTGTTTCAGCTTATTCGGCGGCTGGTTGTGCCTCCCCCACCAGAGGTATTTCTGGGGGCGGCACTACTGGCAGCGATACAAATGTAATTGAGTACATTACAATCGCTTCTACAGGTAATGCCGCAGATTTTGGTGACTTGACCAACGCTAGGGCAAATTTGGCCTCTTGTTCTTCTGATGTAAGGGGCGTTTTTTCTGGTGGACACATATCTGCGGTTACAAATGTAATGGATTACATAACGATAGCCTCTACGGGAAATGCCTCTGACTTTGGAGACTTGACGCAAGAAAAGCAAAATGTTCGCTCTGCTGGAAGCAACACAAGGGGATTAGTGGCTGGTGGATCATTGTCTGACGGCACTAAAGTAAATGTTATAGAATACTTTGAGATTGCAACGGCGGCAAACGCTTCTGATTTTGGCGATCTTACTGATGTATTCAGGGGTCATGCTGGTTGCTCAAACGGACACGGAGGACTTTCATAATGCCCAATTATCAAGGTGTATGGTCGCTCTCAACGCAGTATCAGAATAGAACGGGCTGGCCTACGTTTGTGCCGACTCAAGGTATTCTGGGAGGTGGGTCACAAACTAACAGTACTCTTATTGATTTCTTCAATATGGACACAGCAGGGAATGCTTCTGATTGGGGAAATCTTTCCTCTGGACGTTATGGTTTGGGGGCTGTAGGAAATGCTACCAGAGTTGCATGGGGCGGTGGTCTTGTAGGCGCAACTGTACAAAACACTATTGATTATATCACATGGGCAACTCAAGCAAACGCTGTTGATTTTGGAGACTTAAATAAAGCCCTTGGGTACTTGGCGGGTTTATCTAATTCCACTAGAGGTGTTTGGGGCGGGGGTTATGACGCATCCGCAAATGCTCATAATAATATGCAGTATATTACGATAGCTTCAACTGGAAACGCTACAGATTTTGGTGATTTGACGGTAGCTAGAAATCAACTAGGGGGCGCATCAAGCCCAACTCGTGGTTTGTTTTACGCTGGTAGGAACATTTCAAACTCAGCCGTAAATACTATCGACTATATAACCATAGCCTCCACAGGTAATGCCACAGACTTTGGTGATGCTACTGTGGCGCGTCAAAATCTTTCAAGCGGAGCAAGCTCTACAAGGTGCGTGTCGGGTGGCGGCAACAGCAATGTTATTGATTATGTTACGATAGCATCAACTGGTAACGCTACAGACTTTGGCGATATGTTATCTTCATTTGGCGGTTATGCGACGGCTTCAAACAATCTAATACTTGTTTTTGCAGGAGGTACACATTTTACTAATCGCATGGAGCAAGTTACAATAGCTTCAACGGGTAATGCTACAGACTTTGGCGATATGACTGAAAGCAATGTTACCTATAGCGCCGGTACAGGTAACGCCCACGGAGGACTTCAGTAATGTCTGATAAACGCTATCTTGGCAACATCATCACGCAGAACCCGACAGCGCCTGATGGGGGTTTTGGAAACAGCGCCGCGAAGGGCGTGTGGTCTTTAGAAGAACAGCTTGCATATCAAAAGGCGGGCCTCTGGCCTGTACCGGGAAATTTCCCCCTGAACGTAGAAGATGTGTTCAGCACCTATTTGTATGAAGGTAATGGCTCTACACAAACAATCACCAACGGCATTGACCTTGATGGCGAAGGTGGTTTGGTTTGGATAAAAGATAGGTCAAGCGCAAGTAATTATCACTCTTTAAATGATACAGAAAGAGGCACAACTAAATATCTTTCATCAAATAGAACGGACGCAGAGGGTACTGGTGATTTAACGGCGTTTAATTCTAATGGGTTTGATGTTCGTTATCAGCAGACTGGATACATAAATGAGTCAGGTGGAAACTTAGCCTCTTGGACATTCCGCAAAGCCCCTAAGTTTTTTGATGTGGTGACTTATACTGGGAATGGGACTGCTGGCCGTACTGTAAGCCATAGCCTTGGTAGTGTGCCGGGGTGTATTATAGTAAAGCAATATCAAGCAGGGGAAGCTCGTCCTTGGTCTATATACCACAGGGGTATAGATGCTTCAGCCCCAGAAGATTATCGTATAAGTTTTACAACAGCAGCAAGAGTAGATGATGCAGGTCAATGGAATGATACTGCGCCTACATCTACAGTATTTACTGTAGGTGATAGCACTTATGTTAATAATAATGGAGAGTCCTACGTTGCCTACCTATTCGCCCACAACAACAATGACGGTGAGTTCGGGCCTGATGGTGATGCTGATATTATCAAGTGTGGGAGTGTTTCTTATCCTGCAAGTGGTGATGTAGAAGTAAATTTAGGTTTTGAACCACAATGGGTTCTGTATAAAGATGTTACTCATAGTGGTAATAATTGGTGGATTCTTGACACTATGCGTGGATGGAACGCTCAGGAGACGGGTGGTACTTTTTCAAGCACGACTGGTGGGAACGCAAAGGCTTTATTTTCAGATACTTCTGGTGCGGAAGTGGAATATGATTACGGGGCTTTAACCTCAACAGGCTTTAAATTGCCAAGCAATTTTAATTATGGAGACAATAACACAGACTTCATCTACATAGCCATTCGCCGTGGTACTGCTGTGCCTACGAGTGCAACTGAGGTGTTTGATATTAAAACTTCTGTAAACACTAATCCTGCGTTTACATCAGATCACGTTATTGATCTAGCTATGTTTACCCATAAAACCTCTAGCGATAATAGGTATTGGTCTGCTAGATTAGCATCTCGTGGGTATCTTTTCAGCAACGCCCCTAATGCTGGACCCACAAACCAAGCCGCATTTGATTTTGGAGACACACAGTTTGGTCACTATAATGCCACTGGTTTAGGGACTAATTATCTAGGTTACTTCTGGAAACGTGCGCCTAACTACATGGATGTCGTTGCATTTACGGGAACAGGGTCTAATCAAAATGTATCACATAATTTAACTGTTGCGCCAGAAATGATGTGGATAAAAAGTAGAGATGCAGTCCATTCATGGGCATCCTATCATGTTGCTTTAGGGAACACTGGAATAATTTATTTAAACAGCAATGAGGCAGCATTTAGTCTTTCTGGGGCTACTGTACTTAATAATACAACACCTACCAGTTCTGTTTTTACGGTTGGAACAAATAATGTTCTTAATCAAAGTACAAAAAGCTACATAGCCTACCTCTTCGCCTCACTAGCTGGCATATCCAAGGTGGGTTCAGTAACGCATTCTGGAACAACAAACGTGGACTGTGGATTTACGTCAGGCGCTTCTCTTGTTATGTTGAAACGTACAGACTCAACAGGAGATTGGTACTGGTGGGACTCTACAAGCGGTATAATTGCGGGTAATGATCCTTATTTTATACTTAACGGACAAGCTCCCCAAGTAACAAACACGGACTACATAGACCCGCTTTCGTCAGGCTTCACGATTACCAGCAGCTTCACTGCGGGTGACTATATATTCTACGCGATAGCATAAAGGAGCCTACAATGGCAAAAATTCGCATAAGAGAAACAGGCGAAGTAGTCACTGAGACGACTTTTCGCACTCGCAACAAGAAGGTCCGTCCAGTTCTTACGGCGGGCATAAGTAAGGAGCGTCTGGATCAGCTTGGTGCTGACCCTGTATTGAAAGGCGCTCCCGCAGAGCCGACTGCACCGTATGAATATTCTTATGAGTCTGGTGTTGCGCAGGCAGATGATGGCGTATGGTACACAGTTAATTCTGTTGGCCCTGTGTTTACCGAATACACCGACGATGATGGCAACGTGCAAACAGTTGACGCTCAGACAACGGCTTATCGCGCTCGTGTCGATGCAGACACCGCCGCAAGCGCAAGGTCTACAAGAACATCGCTTCTTGCTGAATGTGATTGGACACAACTATCCGACACTGCATTAACCACGGAAAAGAAGGCTGAGTGGGCTACATACCGTCAAGCACTTCGTAACTTGCCAAGCGCCTCTGGTTGGCCTCATACTCACACGCTTCCAGAGAAGCCTGAATAATGCCAAAAGATACAGTAAAAGAAACGGCACTCGCCACGGTAGACCTTAACATTCAGCTTCCAAGCGCGAAGCCTGAGTATAAATCTATGCTGGCTAACATTGCCGACAAGGCTCCTGCAATCGCGCAGGCGTCTAGTAACTTCTACAAGTCGCACTCTCAAATGATGAGCGTAACGCTAGATGTTACTGCAATCACGCCTATTCGTTCTGTGAAGCATACGCTTGCTGAGATCGAGAAAACCAAGTCAGCTTTGCAGGAAGGCTACTTCCGTATGAAGAAGGAAGAAGTCAAGCTCAAAAAGCTGGAGCGCAAGCTAGAGAATGAGGCTGACGATCTTGAGCGCGAAATGCTTGAGATAAAGATTAACGAGAAAGAGGCTAACGCTGCAAGCTCACGCGGCTACGTTGAGGCGGCTGTTCGCAAGCTAAACTTCTTCACCAATCAGTATGACAACCTGATGAAGAAGATCGGCAAGGATGAGCTTACTGAGGCTGACTATGAGCTTGAGGAAATTAAGTACCACATCATGACCTGCATGAAACAGGCGCTCAACTCTGCCCGTCCACGCAATGGCGTGATCGACGAAGGCAACATGATCTATCTGTTTGATCTTGGGATCAACGCAGCACAGGCACAGCTTGAAGTTATGTCTTATCTTAACTGGGAGAACGAACTTATCAAGGAAGGCAAAGCGCCAGAGCATCACCACACGGTTCAGTGGTTAGAGGCTTGCGCTGATAAGTGGGCACATTGTCCAAGCGCCTTTGCAGAAAGCCGTGGTTTTGCTATACTGGACGAAACATCTTTAACGAATACCCCACAGCTAGAGGACAATTCAGATGGCTCATAAAGTTGTAAAGTATCGGCTTGAAGCGAATGGCACCATTCCAACTTGGCTAAAGTTTGGCGTTCCGCAATCAACGGGCGGCATGTATGCGGTTGCAGATAGTGGCACTGCATCACCGCAAGATTGGATTATGGTTGGCATTTCAGCGGATGGTGCAGACACTTCTGGTGCGATTGAGGAAGTCACATCTAAAGCAAACTTGCAAACGTATCTGGCAGCGCAAGCATCAGCAAATAGCTGGACAGATCCAGACCCCGATGATCCTGATGCAACTGTTGCCTTTGACGCGGCTGCACATGCTCAACGTGTTTGGGATGATCTTGACGCCCTGAACGCATAAGTTCAATTGAACTAATTGAGGAACTGACATGCCCCTCCAAAAATTACAGTTCCAACCGGGAATTAACAAAGAAACAACGTCCTATGCAAATGAGGGCGGTTGGTTTGATTGCGACAAGGTAAGATTTAGGCAGGGGTTCCCAGAAAAAATTGGCGGTTGGGAGAAGATAGGAAACAATTCTTTCTTGGGTACGTGCCGCGCTTTGCATCCTTGGAGGACGTTAAATTTAGATCTATTCTTAGGGTTGGGTACTAGCTCTAAATACTATATTGAATCAGGTCAGGGTTACTATGACATCACCCCTTTAAGAGTTACTACAGCGGCAGGTGATGTTACCTTTGCTAGGGTGAGTGTGGGAGACGCAACTCTTACAGTGGCAGACCCTAGTCATGGTGCAGTAGCTGGAGACTTTGTAACCTTTAGTGGTGCCGTTAGTCTAGGTGCAGACATTACCGCTGATATACTTAATCAAGAGTATCAAATCGACAACATTGTGGACTCCAATAGCTACACGATTAAAGCCCGTGCAGTCGCAACGGTTGATTCCATAACTGTTAATGGTGTGTATACACCTACCCTTATTACAGCCGCATCTGGAGATAGCGGCAATGGCGGTAGCTCTGTCGTAGCCGCTTATCAAGTAAGTATCGGGCTTAACTCCGCGGTATTTGGCACAGGCTGGGGCGCAGGAACTTGGGGAAGACTTACATGGGGTAGCGCGGCGGCGATTACATTAACAGACGTTTTGCGTATCTGGACCCATGATAACTTTGGCGAAGATTTAATTATAAACGTCAAAGATGGTGATATATATTTATGGGATGCGTCAGAGACACAGGCTCTTTCTACAAGGGCTACGTCTTTAGCAACGAGGGCAGCGGCGGCTGGATTTACAGGCGCACCCACAGTGGCAACCAAGGTAATTGTATCTGATGTTGATAGGCACGTTATAGTGTTTGGCGCAGATCCGTTTACAGACATTGGCACACAAGACCCCTTGCTTATAAGGTTTTCTGACCAAGAGAACGCTATTGATTGGACACCCACAGCCACCAACACGGCGGGTGATCTTACCTTGGGGTCAGGATCGAAGATAGAAACCGCCGTAGAAACACGGCAGCAAATTCTGGTATTCACAGATATATCTCTCTACTCTATGCAGTTCATTGGGCCACCCTTTACCTTTGGGGTGAATATGATTTCAGAGAACATTACAATACGCGGCCCTCTGGCGGCGGTAGCTGTAGATGATGCTGTATACTGGATGGGCAAGAATGAGTTCTACGTCTATAACGGCGGAGTGCAGAAACTTCCATGTACGGTGCGTGACTTTGTGTTTTCTGACTTTAACGAAAACCAAGCTGGGAAATGCTTTGCTTCTCTTAATTCTGCATTTTCTGAGGTGTGGTGGCACTACCCTTCCGCTCAGTCGGAAGAGATAGACAGGTATGTTGTCTATAACTATGTGCAGAACATATGGTATATAGGCAGTTTGAATAGAACGGCGTGGATAGATCGCGGTGTGTTTAATTTACCTATTGCTGCAAGCACAGATTACTACCTATACAACCATGAGACAGGTGCAGATGATGGAAGCACTTCTCCTGCACAGGCAGTTACGGCTTTCATAGAGTCCAGTCAATTTGATATAGGCGAGGGAGAGCGGTTCAGTTTTGTTCGCAGGGTTATACCTGACCTTACGTTCAGAAACTCTACGGCAGCGGCACCTGTGGTAAACTTTACTTTGCAATCTAGGAACTTTCCCGGTGGAGCTTACACTAATACAGACGTTTCTGCGGTAACACGGTCTGCCATTGTTCCTGTGGAACAGTTTACACAAGATGCACATATAAGACTTAGAGGTAGGTCTATGTCTTTAAAGCTGGACTCATCTGCAACAGGAGTGGCGTGGAGACTTGGCGCACCAAGGATAGAGATTAGAACGGATGGTCGCAGGTAATGTCAAGAAACCTGTCCATACCGTACTTTCCAAATGCTCCACAGAACTACAGCCAGCAGTATGCTTCTGAAATTACTAGAGCGTTTTCTCTGTATGCACAGCAAATTCAGAATGCTGGAGAGGGAAGAAATACATTTAGCGTGTTTACAAACTTACAGACAGATGATTCTGGTTTAGAGACTGGGGCTATCTTTAATCATGGTGGATATGTTAAGGTTGCAGAAATAAATACGCCTCATCTGCGTGGATCAGCCGGTACTGGGCAAGTCGGAACAGTTTCAATTACCATTTCATAGGTGCTATATGAGTGACACAATTATTAAAATGGATGACGGTGGCAGGTTCTACCCTTCTTCATCAACGGACAGTGTGCAGTGCAATAACTGTGATAATATCGTGGATACACCAGCGGAAATAGCTTCGTATCCAGACGGTAATTGCCCAGACTGCGGAAAAGCTTGGACAGACGCCAAGCAACATACAAGCATTACGGTATCCATGCCGCAAGCTGCAAGCGGAGGGACGGGATAATGGCTATACCAAATTATGGCCCACCTAGTACAAGTTCTACATTTGGAACTAGAGTTAAAGGTGATTTAAATCAACTTGGAAGATTTATTAAAAATGCGCCTCGCAATATAGTTCGTGATGTTAAAATGGGTGCTGGATTTATGAAGCCAGACGAGGGCTATGAAGCACGTACACAACAATCATATGAAAAGCTGCAAGAGAGAACAGGTATTGGTCGCGGAGCAACTAGTATTGGTAGTGGCGCGGAGCTTACAGATGCCATACGCGCTGCTGGAATAGACCGTAAAGCATTCGGGACAATGAGTGACGCTGATAAGCGTGATGCTATGAAGTATAACCCAAGGCTAAGGGATGCTTTCTCTAGGCATAATAGTTCAAGCGGCTTTGATTTTGATGGCAGCGGTAGCGGTAGCGGTAGCGGCGGTGATGA